TTACTTGGAGATGTAAGCATAAAGAGTACATCCCGTGATGGCAATCCATAAATTTCGCTGGCGAGTTTTCACTCTAATTTTCCTTTTTGCCTCGTCCTCTAACTGCTGCAAGGATTGATTGGCTCTCTCTAATGACCGCTGCGTCGCTTCGTTCAAGCTCTTTGACGCGGTCAGCTCTTTCTGCGCTGTCTCTAATTGCTCCCTCTGCTCGGTCAAGAGCTGCTGCTTGGTCTCGTTGTTCTTCGCGAGCTGATTCGAGTTCGCTTCGAGTCTCGTCAGCTCGCTTTCTGATATCAGATACATCTCCTCTGCCTGCGAAGAAGTACCAGCCGCCAGCCAAAACAAGGAGCAGAAGGCAAAGAGCAATAGCCTTTTTGTAATTCTGCACATCGTCCCTCCATTTAATACCATTCGCTCATATCGTAATTGCGTCCGTCAATTTCGAATGCATCCGTGAATTGCCAGCCCTGCAGAATGCGTCCAGGGAAATAGTCATGGAAACTGCATTCATCGTTATACTGGGCGCACCAGGTGGGCACGTAATCAGCTAGATCATTCAGGTTCAAGCAGTCGGTCAAGGTAGACAGGCTCGCATAGATGCCCGCAGAGTATCCCGCCGCGTTGCATGTGGAAATAAAGGCACTACAGATGGCGGTCACATCTTCCCTATCCTGTCCGATGGTCTCTGGTGCTTCTACATCGATCCAAATTCCCAAAGGCGGCGCGTCGTATCCCAAGGCTTCCAGGGCTTCAATGACGACCTCCGCCTCTTCTTCTGCTCGTTCGGTTGTCTGGGCGTGCGTGTAGCAGTAAACGCCCCATGAAAGGCCGCGGGCGGCGGCTGCGGAGATGTGCTTCCCGTGAAGCTCGGAGAGCGTACCCCCTTCACTGATTTTTACGATAACCCCCTCTACCTCTTCATCAATCATGTGTGACCAGTTGACATGATCATTCCAGTCTGAGATATCTATGACTTTCATGACTGCCCCTTTCTTTTCACTAAAGCCGCCAAATTATGTACCGCAGAAATGCCAGCGTCATCCAAGTTTTCGATAATGCTCAAAAATTCAGACGCCGCTAAGTAAGATACGCAAAGCGGCATAACTAAACCGAAACGGTGTACCTGTTCCGTCATGGTATCCATGATAGAGCCAGCCATGACTACGATGACATAGACTATGATCTTCCCGCAAAACTTCACTTTCATCGCCTTGCTGGATATAACGCCCATGCGATGGGCCTGCGGAATTGCCTTGATGCTTTCTACAAGGCTAGGCGTATAATCATCAGTCTTGATTGTGTTATGCGCCAGTTCTATCCACTTTGTGGCCAAGTCTATGACAATAAGTATCACGAACAGGGACACAAGCTCAAGATGAAATTGTGCAGCAGCTAGCATCCCACTCGCTATGATTTTTACCTCCCAGTAGTTTCCAAGACGACTGGCCGCTTTGCTGATGGCTTCTGAAAACTGATCAAATTCCATGTTTTCCCTCCAAATTCATGATTTTCCCTTCTTTCTATCAGTGACGTCTGGTGTATGAGTGTTGATTTCAGGGGCCCACGAAAGAGTATATTTATCGGACTCCATTCCGTCATGATAACCATCGTTTAGAACCCCCATCCAGGGTTTATGAGTTTTGGCGTTCTCTACATACACTTCGTCATAGTATATTTCTTCATCTGGACGAGTATATGTACATCCCCTTTGCCCCAAAATGTCACTTATACACTAATAAAGGAAGTCCCGCGACATGTCTGGGAACACGTACTGGCACATGTTTTTCCGCAGCTGCTACAATTTTTTGTGCAGGTGTCGGTGCATCCATTGGCACATGTATTAGTGCAGGAATCTCCGCACGTACTGCTGCACCCGCTGGCACACCCGATGGCACATCCGTTCATGCAGTTGATGACAGTCGGTTGCTTGGAAAGAACGCTTGAAATGTCGGCATCAAGTCCGTTGTCATTGGCTAGTAGCTTTGACAGGTCGTCGTATATGGAAGTGGTTATTTTATCTCCCTTTGCCTTCGCTGCCGCCGAAAGCGAGTTGTTCTTAAGCGCCATTGCCTGTCACCTTCTTGTACGCTGCATCGGTAATATTCTTACTGCGTTGCGTGCGGTCGTCTAACTCTTTATCGTTTGAAAGCATTTTGTTCAGACTGTCGTATAGTGAAGTCTTAACCTTGTCGCCTTTGTTCTCATTTGAGGCGTAGCGCCGTAGTAACCCGTTGGATAGAATTCTCCGTACATAGTATCACCTCCTTACGATTCCATTGTAGATGAAACGAGAAAGGGAATGGTATCATAAAAGCCCTAAAAATATCCCAGCTTTTTGCCCGATTTGTACATCTTTTTAGAGATACGCCGCGCAATTCTAGCAACGCTCTTTCTCGTAAGAGACTGGTCAATATTACGTTTTTGTGCTTCCTTTTCCACTTCTGCAAACGTCCAGTGTTGACCTGTAGTACCATCAACATTTTCCATACTGGTTACTGCTTTGATAGCAATATCGACATCAAAATGCGGACCGCAGTCCAGCTCGTGAAGCTTGAGCAGCATACGTTTTGCCCTCGGGTCTGCGGAATCTAAAGTAAGACTATCCAAGTACTCATAGATGACATTATACAATTCACAAGTTTTCTTGTTGTCTGAAGACCTGTCAAGATATTCCCTAGCAGTAAGCATATTAACCCCCTATAGTAAAATCAAATTACAATCCTTAATAATCGGTAACGTTTGGTGTATGCGCATTGATGTCTGCACCCCATCTAATAGTAAACGAGACAGGCATTGTGTCTGGGTAATCCTCAGGTGCACTCCCATACCAGTAGACACCGCTAGAACTTTGCAAAAATGGTTCGCCAAATTCATCAGCATGATGTTCATACGGTGTCCATCCGTTAAGACGGTAAGTTTTATTAGGGGTTACACCAACGTAACTACCATCTACACTAACTACTCTAACTCCATTGGGCACGGTAAACGAGGCTGAGTTATAAACATTAACGGTGATAGTGGTACTTCCGCTCGGCACCGCTACACTTGCAGCCGTTACTGAAAACGATGTGTTATTTGTAAATGTTCCTGATTTCATTAAATCAACTCCCTTGTTACTAATCCATTGTTGTTTTACGATTTAGGCATCGTAATGTTTGACGTCTACGGAGTGAGTGTTTATTGATGGAGACCATTCTATAGTGATAGAACCAGGAGTATTGCCACCACCTATTTCCTCCATAGTGCCAGCAACGTATCCGTGGGACTCACATATAACCTCAAACGTATACATTTCCCCGTCAACGTTGTCTCTATAGGCTTCATCGTAGTATAATTTGTGTTTTGTATTTGGAGTAACGCCTACATAAGCATCCAGGTAACGATTATGCATATAGAGAACTGTTATTCCTGCTGGAACTGTAAAATTTACAGTATTGAAATCTAACTCTATGCGTCCTGTCGGTATGATAATACTTGCTTCACTAGCACTAAATGTCATATTGCTATTGATCCTCCCCCCCGCATTGACATTTAATGTCCCTGCGGTATAGCCATCAGCAGGGATAACTTCTGCTTCATAGGTCGTACCCTTCGGGATAACGAATGAGGACGTGTGGTCTGTACCACCGCTCTTTTGCGGCGTGTATACGTGGATTGTCTGGTTGGCACTTTGCGTAATTGTTACATTTACATAAGTTACGGCTTCTTTCCATGCCGCATAAGTTGTGCCATTTTTCTCTACTCTCAAATGAGTTGCATTAGCATCAGTAATGCTTCCCAGTTTTACATACCCTTTTGCCCCGTCAACTTCAAGAGCGAGGTAAGGACTGCCGCCTACTTCTTCGGCTGTTGTATAAATATTACAGGTCTCTTCCGTTCCGCCTGTTTTGAGAATGTGAAGTTTCTTAGTAAGTGTTCCCATTAAGTCCTCCTAGTCCACCCATACTTGTTTACCGTCAATATCCAACACGGTATCGTGGTCAAGCGCTTTCAGTTTATCCAACTCTGCGCTTACTTTTGCTAGCTCCTGCTCGTTCGCCTTCAGATCTGCATACAGGCGGTCGCACTGAAGTTCGACGGTGTGCTTTTCTTCAGCAGTACATCCGCCTAACCAATGTATGATGGTGTTTTTTATTCTATCCATAACTCACTTCCGTTAATACCAAGATGTCCATTAGATAAAACTAACTTTGCATATTCATCTTTTGTCACTAGGCGTGAAATTCCCCAAAAATTAGCTATGAGGGATAGTCCCACTTTTTTAGGTACTGAATTTGCAAGGTCATAAAACATAAGATACCCAGTAGCCAAATTATCACTTATAGCATCTTCCCATTCATCTGCCGTTACCCAGAAGTCCCTTACTTGCCGCTGTACCTCTTTCTTTGTATACGTTTCTGCCTTCGTATAGTAGCTAGAAGGATCAAACTTAGCAGCATCAATCGCACTCTTCGCTGCTGCACTTGCACTCTGTGCTGCTGCACTCGCGCTCGCGGACGCATTCGTCTCACTGACCTTGGCGTTGCCTGCACTGGTATTCGCCGCACTTGCACTCTTCAGCGCATTGCTTTCACTTGTTGCGGCGGCACTGGCAGAGCCAGCGGCATTCTTCTCACTGGTGGCCGCTGCGCTGGAGCTATTGGCGGACGCTGTCGCCTTAGCGCTGGCAGTGCTTGCACTGTTCGCAGCGGCGGTCTTGGAGGCGGCTGCATTTGTCTCGCTGGTCTTGGCCTTTTCCGCACTCTCCTGCGCGGAAGTCGCACTATTCGCTGCCGCCGTAGCGCTTGCCTTGGCATTGGCCTGCGCAGCTTCTATACCATCTTTCGCGCCAATGGCCGCGTCTCTTGCATCCGACGCCTGTGCGGCGCATGTGGTCGCGGTCGCTGCGTTGTCTGCGGCAATGGTAGCGCTTTCGCCGGCATGATCTGCCGACGCCTTCGCACTGCTTGCACTATGAGCGGCCGCAGTTTGACTATCCCCCGCCGCCGTTGCTTTCTTGGTTGCGGTTTCTGCATAGGTCTTGGCTGTATTGGCCGCGCTTTCCACATCCTGTGCTCGGCTATCTGCGTTCTTTTCGCTTTCTCTTGCAGCATTTGCGCTAGCTTTGGCTGCGCTTGCACTCGCAGCCGCGCTGGTTTCGCTGGCACTGGCAGCTGCAGCACTACGTGCAGCGCTTTCGCTGGCGGCCTTCGGGTTTAGGCCCTCTACAAGCTTTGTCCCGGTCTCGTCCCAGTAAAAGCCCATGTTGGCTTTAGGCGATGGAAGCATGGGATCTATGCCGCTAGCCTCTGCAGAAATTTCTAAATGCCGCTTAGAGTCTGTATCTAAATCCTGCAAAATTCTAGTGATTTTATCCAGTGCATCTTCCGTCACATCAAAGGGCCATTTGTCCCCGAGGCTTATCTGCTGGTCTATTTTCGTTTTTCTTTGGATGACAAGATACCATCCCGCCGGAAGCACGGGCGGCCGTTCGGCCTCAGCAGGTTCTTCTCCGGGCGCGTACCCTGGGTAGGTAATTTCTTTTTTGTCCATATCAATGAAGTAATCGCTCGTGAGAGTCTTTTTCTTGCTTTCCTTGTCTACAAGCGTCACGACAATATCCGCTTTCTCCAGAACCGTAAAGGTATACGGAAAACTTGTTGTAATCCCATCCCCCTTATAGACGATTCGATTTACTTCGGCACCTATCATTTCTTACCCTCCTTTTTCTCTTTCATAGGTTTATCCATAACCGTTTCGCTGCGTCTGCCCATGGCTGGCAATCGATCAGCCGATAATAAAATCGTTCGATCATTTTTTCTTCTCCTTGAGTGTTTTGTCCCATAGGGATTTTCTGAACCAATCCCACATGGTGAATTCAGTATCTGTGCAGGCCATTCGCATGAAGTTCCAGAAGGCATCTGTGATGGTATCCGGGACGGGTACGGATATCCTTGTGATGGCCTTGGTGGCTCCTCTCCCCATCTCGATCAGGTCGCCTTTCTTGGCCGCTTTGAGAAAGTTTTCCATGTGTTTTAAGGTGTCGAAGAATGGAGCATCAGGAGCGGCGGACCCGAAGGATTTCCCGGTAAAGAAATCTACCGTCCACGGGACGGCTTCTCTTGCAAGAGGGACGCCGCCGATGGGGCCGCCGGAGGCGATGACATGAAGGAATTTCTTCTTCCATTTATCTTCATCATCAGAGTCGTCCCCGATTTCTCGTAAGGTTGTTTCGACTAAAGCGCCTAGGAGCCACCAATACCACGTGGCTGCGAGGAGCGGCTTCACATCTCCCTTATCGTATAAGGTGTACCCTGCGCGGATAAACTGGTTCGTGACGAGGTTCGTGTAGCTATAGAAGGTGGTCATCTGTGCAAGAATTCCGTTCTTCCTGGTAAAGCTGGTCTGGTCTTTGGTCTCATTGGATCCGAAAGTCTCTCTCACGGCTTTGTCGGCAAGTCTCACAGCTTCTGCATCCATCTCGTCTCTATTGAGCTTGCCTTCGATTTCCATAGCGGCCATGGCTCTCTTGTAAGTGAATAGCCATTCTGGCAAGGAAAACATTTCATCTGTCGCCTGGATGAGCCAGTAGGCCTTGGAATTTAAAGTGTCGACACCATACTTCCCGTGCTCGATCTTGGAGCGGAACTCGGACTCGTTCTTCCCTACCGGCAGTCTGTCCTGCATGTACATATCCCGATCGATGGTGGCCCCTCGGTCTCTCATCATAGTGGACTTGGTTTGAATAAATCGCCGCTGCTCTACGATGTTCCCATGAAAATAGAAATCTCCGACGGCCTTTAGGGCATTGGCTGCTCCCATCCGTTCCATCATGCCGGTGATGTTCCCGATATTCAGTAAAGCCGTGGAGAATCGGAACCCCATCGTTGTGAAGTTGAAGCGCCGCCGGGCTCTGCCTAAGGTAGAGTCCCATTCGCTCATATCCTTGATCGAGGAGTGCCAGCAGTCCTTGGCCCATCCCTGCAGCAGGGAAAGGGTTTCCGGGCCCGCGGTGTTTTCGATAGCGGTGACGACTTCTTTCCTGTTGAGGAGTTTGTAGACGTCTACGGTGGCTTCTCTCATGGCGATGTGTTGCATGGCTTCGTTCACAGCTTCTACATACACATCGAGGTCGAGGCGGAGCTTCTGCCCGCCGGATGTTCCTGCACGCTGCTTGGTGCTCCCCATACCTAAGGAGAAGGAGGAAATATTCTGCATGTCCATCTTGGCGATGTCTGTTGTAGAGAAGTTGCTTGTCTTTGCGCTGCTTAATGGATCGTACTTGATTCTATAGTACTCGCCATGGATGACACGTCCCGATTTCAGCGTGAAATCTTCGCCCTGAACTTTCCCTAGGGGCGTGCCGTAGAGATCATTCTGGACTTTGTTTCTCTCACCCCAGTAGGAATTGAGGTGATCCCATACTTTCTCTACGAAGTCCCAATCCTTGTCTGTGAGGTTCTTATCGAGCATATCAAGGATGGTTTTCTCGTCGGTGTTCAAGGTATCGCTCAACCATAAGGTCTCTATGAGGCGTGCCCTGTTGGACTTGGTGCCAAAGTTTAAGGCCATGGCGAGGAGCTGCTCCTTGGTATAGGATACAGGCTTCCCTCTTTCATCAAGGCCGATCGTGTAAAGTTTCTTGCTTCGGATGGCGGTCCATTCTTTTCTGGAGTAGATCGCAAAGTTCTTCCGGAAGGTGACTCGTGCTGCACTCTTTAGCTCTCGCAGATGGGCAGCCGCTTTGTCCATGGGTTTATAGAAATACTCGGTAGCAGACTTTCCCAGTCGTTCGATCAGAATTTCAGGAAGTGTGATGTCCTTGATGAGGCTGTGGATTTTTGTCCCCAGCCTGTCTAGGTTAGTGGCAGTCTGGTTCTTGAGCCCCGGAGTGGCCACGCGGTGGGTCCAGTTGCCTAGGATTTCGTCATGGATCTTTTGCGACGCTTCATCGAAGGATGTGCCTAAGGTGTTCCCTTCATATTCTCTTCTCCCTAATTTGTAGACAGCCTTCATGACTTTGGCCATTTCTCGGAATTGGTTCATGGTGAGGTCTTTTAGCTTCAAAGGGCTTGAACCGTCGAAGGCGCTTCTCATCCATCCGGGAATGATGTCTTCGGCCATGTAGCGATCATCGTCCATAGCCTGCATGGGGTTCATCTCTACGGCAAGCCAGCGCCAGTTGAAGGGTCTCTCCTGCCCGCTCTCGTCAATAGGCAAGATGCCGTCTTTCTTCGTGAGGCCTAAGACGTATGCCATGTGCTGCACGAAGTAGCGTGCGTCGTCCTTCATCATGACTGGTTTATCGGTCCTGGAGATGCGGTTCAGGATGCCTAAGATGCCGTAGCGCTCCATGCCGTTTTCGTTAAGAAGAGGCGTGGTGACTTTCCCGCCGCCTCCGTGAAGGGTGCGACGGATTTCTTCTTCGTTTGCTCTGGCGAACTTGGCCATGGTGAGACACTGCGCCTGCTCACGTTTCCAATAAGCAGCGCCTTCCCAGTCATTGCCTGCGGCCGCTTTCATGGCGCGGGCTTCTGCAATCTGCGCTTTGTTCTCCCACCATCGCCAACTCGTGGCGTGGGAGAGTTTCTCGCCGCCTAATGTATTTCTGGCGTCCTCTTTGATTTCCCTCATGTCGAAGCGCATGGCGTCTCTGGACTCTTTGAGTCCGTCTACCATAGTCTGGAGCTGCACCGCAAGATCAGCGGCGGTGAGTTCTGCGTCTTTTGTGGTGCTGTCGGCCTTTGCTCTTTGGGCGCGTTCCTTCTCAAGCTCAGCCTCAAGGGCCCGCATGTTTCCTTCCAGAATGGTCTGTGATTCCTTTCTGGACTTGTTCTCGCCCTTGGCTGCTGCAGCTTCTGCTTTCGCTTTTTCAAGCTGCTCTTTTAGCAGCTTCTTCTGCTTCTCCAGCTTTGCGATCTTATCTTCCGACTTGGCAATCACATCTGTCTGCTTGTCGATCTCTGTTGTTTCTTTTTCGGAAACAAGTCCCAATCGCTTGCGAATTTCTCTCGCGGTCTTTTTCTTGTCTTTGGACCGTTTGAGTTCCATCTGCATAGAATTGACGAGATGGATGTAAGCAGAAACTTTCTTTTCAAGCAGCATGGCTTCGATGCGAGACTTCTTGGCCATGCCTTCCGGGGATCGAAGAATTTCTTCGGCCATGCCCCTGATGGCTTCCGGGGTTAATGCTTCTTCCCGATAGTGCTGCACCATCTCTTCGATGTGCTTGTTCCACCGTTCTTCCGTAGTGCCGCCAGCAGCTCTCAGCTTCTCTTTCAGATCTTTTTCTGTGAACCCGGCCATTTGGAGAAATTCGTCACGGTCTTTCTTTGTAGGGAACGTGTCGGAGTTGTAAATGGTCTCGATCTGATAGATCTCATTCTCTTCTCCCAGAGACTCGATGAAGCTGGTTTTCTCTTCTTCAGAAGAAATGGAGGCTTTGAAGTTTTCGATGGCTTCTTCTCTCACCATATGAAGGTAGTAACTCATGGCTTTCTCCAGAGCTTTGTCCTTGACGCTCTCCGCCCATGCCTTGATGTTACCCAGTTCGGACTGGTTCACATTGACGGTCTTATCTATCGCTTCCAGTTTTCGCTGCGCGGCCCATGCGTTGATCTCGCTTTCTGTAGAAATCATACGATCGAAGATGTCTTTGATTTCAGGGGTGAGTTCTACGTTTCCCAGGTTCTTCGCGGTCTTATAGATATCCGTCAACCACTTTTTGAACCGCCGGAATACGCCCTGCATTTCTTTGGTGGGTGCGCTGCCTTCCATGAGGTATTTCTCGAAGCCTCGAGCAAAGCGTTCCTGCATCCAGCGTTCCATGGCACCGGCCTTCCCTGCTCTGATGTCTTCGGCATACTTGGTGAATTCCTTCTCTAAAATAGTCCCCTTGTATTCAGAGAGGTGGTCTTCGGAAAAGGCGGTCCATGAACGAATGGTAGAAAGATCGCCCTGCATGCCCTTCAATGCAGCGCGTGCTTTCGCCGTATCCCCGTTGAAGTAGGTGGCGACATTCTCTTCGCTCATCTGACTCATGTTCTCAAGCATAGAAAGGAACATATGAGCGCCTTCGTGAATCACTGTAGATTCATTCGCACCGTCGAAAAGCTCAATGACGTTGGCGTTTCTGTCGTAGGAGCCCTGGTATTTGTTTTGGAAATATACGTTCAGCTTCTGGCCTAATTCTTTGGCCTTTGCTTCTCGGTCGCCTTCTACGTCCTGGTCATATTCACGGACCACGATACCTTGTGATTCCAGAAAGTTTACCGTTTCTTCCGGTGTCCCCTTCGGGATGACAGCGCCGGAGAATTCGTCGAACGTCACCTTCCTAGCTGGCTTGGCTTCGAAGTAGTCCGTCGTTACCTCGTCCGCTTCCTTTAGAAAATCTTTGATGTGCTGGAGGAATTTCTTATCTTCCGGAAATCCGTGCAGATCTTTCTTCCCATCTCTCGTGTCCTTCATGAGCCCAGCCAAATCCATGTCTAAATCCATGCCGTAACTGCCGCGGAGCTCAGCTGCTTCGTCTATCAGGTGATTGTACATGTCTTCCGCTTTCTTGTACCGCGCGAGTTCTTTCTTGTTTGGCGCAAGGAGTGATTCATGGTTTTTGATATCCCTAATTGACGTGAACTTTTTGGAAAGGAAAGCGAGCAAGCTGTTGAAGCCGTAGTTGATACCGCCTGGTCCTTCGTTGTTGGTACCGCGGTATTTTTTCATCAGCTTGACAATATTGTCAATGTTGAAAGCGTATTTCTTCCCGTTGTCCCAAAGGTACCTGTCTTTATAGAGACTATCGAATTCGGAACGGACGAACGCCGTGAATCTCTCTATGCCTGCTTCTTCGATGGTCTTGCGTAAATCCTTTACGAAATCTTGTCTGTCCACCTCTTTGTAGGGTTTCTTTTTCTTATCTTCCTCGTATGTAGAAAGCCGTAAAAGAAGCTCTTTTACTCCCTCCTCATTGATATGTCCGTTCGTTGTCCACTTAGCCAATACTCGCTTAGAGCGTCCCACCAGTCCCTTTCCCATGGCGATATCTTGTCTCATTTCGTCAAAGTACGGTCGAGCCGCTTGGTCTACTTCCGAAAAATCACCTTTCTTTACCTTAGAAGATTTAAGCGCATGAATAAGTTCTGGATACTCCTTGAAAAGCCTTTCACCTCTTACTGGAGGCGTGACTGTCCGCTCTTTTATCGGGATGTCTTTCTTTAAAACGTTCTTAACGTAGTAGTATTTAATTGCGATATTATTTTCCATTGCCGCAAGAGACTCTTCCCCATTGTAGAAAGAAAAGTTAATTTCTCCTACGTCAATGCTATTCTTGTTGAGGAACTTTCTTGTCTCTTCGTACTTCTTGTGAAAAGCATCGCTATCTATCTTCGCCGGTACTTCATAATTCACCACCGGTTTTCTCACGGTATAGGCATCTCTGGAAAAGACTTCGTTCGCCCTAGATTTCCGTGGGTCTATCATGCCCTTATCCCCGATCAGCGTGATCTCCCCAAAGTCCCCGAATGGGATATCCCTCTTCGTGATGGCGAGGGACGGCATCGGGAGGCCGCCCAGCTTGATGGCTTCTCTCAATTTGCCAGCAGAAACATTGTGATAGACGATGAGGTCTTTGTCTGCAGCCGTCTGGTAGTAGGTGGGATTTTCGCTTTTCAGCTTGACAAGGTCTTCTTCATTTGCTACATTAGGAGCAGATAAAAGGTTATCGACTTTTTCTTCAGGCATGGGCCAATTAGGGCTTCTCTGGAGAATTTCGTTGATAGCCTTTTTTCTATTGACATAAAGCAAATTTCCTTCATCTAATTGACCGATAAACCACTCATATGATGGGATCTTCGACTTCTTTTTCGTCTTTCCATATGCGCTTGCAATCCGGTTGATTTCGTAATTTTTTCTCGTAGTCACTTTTAGCTCAAACGGGACGACGATGGTTGCCCCATTGCGATCTTTGAGATCTACCACCACCACACGGCGTTCCTCTCCGTTCGGTCCTGTATATGACTTAAAGATCATGATTGGATTTGTAAGCGCCCTCGGCAGCTGCTTCATAATCTCCGGTGTCATGTCTCCTGCATGCTTTCCGTTCAGGATTTTCTCAAGATCTGTCTTGGCGATTTCCACAGGAAGGACTTCAGCCCCGGTTAGTTTCAGCACGAGAGGCGTTGTCATCACGCGAACCATGGGCGACTTTTCTTTACCGGCAATGAAACGATCTACGCTGTCCGCGAAGGATTTCTCATCTGCGTCCAGCTGCCGCTCAGCCATATCCTTCTTTGTCGACTTTCCCGATAGAACGTTATGGGCATATTCTCCAGCCATTTGGTGATAGGTGCTGCTCTCTTCGAAGTCGTTTACGACTCTCGCTAGGACTTCTCCGTTTCCCCCGATTTTATCGGTAGTTTCTTTGACTTTTACCAGCCATTCCTGTATACTATGGGTAAAGAGAGACTTACCTAAATTCTGCCCGGTTTTGGTATCCGGATACAGGTATTTAGGTAGGTCTTTTTTTATTTGTTCATTACTTGTAATGTCACCATCATAAAAGTATAAATTGCCGTTTTTATCTTTTCTTACAATAATTCTGGCTATACATTCTTCCCCATTAACCACGACGCGTGTCGCATAATACCTATAAGCCAATGTTGTTTGATTTGACTTTTTGACTCTGGATTCATCTTTAACTTCTTCGTAAAGGAATGTTGCGTTTTCAATAACAGAATCGAGGTTAACCGCCAAAAATAATGTCCTCGGATTTGTGGAGTGATGCCTTAATTCCTTAGCCGATGAAACAGTGATACTGATTAACTCACCGTCAAGATTTTTTACCCGTCCCGGTTCTCTGTACCCCTTTGATAATTCTTTACCTGGGTACAGACTTTTGAAAATGGTCTTAATCTCTTTTCGTATGGAATCGGCATCTGCGGCTATATTTATTCCGTTATCTCGTGCTGCCTTCTCTAATTTTTCTTTAAATCCTCCTTCTGTCATAACGATTGGATTTCCATAGTATAGCTTTGTGACCTTTTCGACGGTTTCCCAATCTCCAAACCATTCCCTGAAAGTTTCGCTATGGGTAATCAGCCACTGGCGCTCGGTCAGCTTTGTCAGTGTACCGTCCGGGGCTTTCATCCATTCCTCAGTATTCCAGTATTTCTCTTTCACAAGCTGCAGTTCGTTCTCGATGGCGGACTGGTTCAGCTGAGACGCGGTCTCCGGACTGACTTCACCAGCGGCAATCATGGCCAGTTTCAAAGGCACGCCGTAGTTCTTATGGAAGTTCTCTGCGAGCTTTGCCAGGATTAAAGCGGAGTCTCTCGCGGCTTTGGTGACAGCGCCGTTTCCCGCTGCCTTGATTTCCTCAAGGAGTAGCTTGTAGGCTTCTTCATAGGTCTCGGGATCCAGTAATGTCTGCGCGATGAGATCTTCTTTGTTTAAGGATTTCAGCGTCTCACTCACTCTCTCGATGGACTCGACTCTCTTTTTCGCTTCTTCGATCTCAGCGATGGCCACTTTGGATTCTTCATCGCCTTTATCATTCTCGGCAATGATTTTCTCTTGAGCGATATCGTAGAGTTCACGCTGGTTTGGTGCTCTTCCGTATGTACCATAAAAATCCTGATACCAATCTGGGTTCTTGGAAACTCTGAGATGTACCCGATCTTTCCCTTCCCCGACGTCGAACATATCGACGCCTTTTTCATTGGAAAAATTCGCGTCCTGTGTCTTTCTCCGTTCCATGTAGTCCTGGAGTTCTTTGACGCCGGTCAGCTTTCCCCATGCGTCTTTGGCTTCCTGGAGGATGGTCTTGCAGGTGTCTTCGATATGATCTAAGCCGCCGGAAAGAATTTCTCTTGCGGTGTCCCTATCTTCTCTTCCAATATCGGTATCATCGGAGAAGTGGTCGTTCAAGATTTTTTCTGTAGCGGCCGCTTCTCTTTTTTCGCGTGTCATGGTGACAATGTCGATCATGTCTTTCATGCGCTGGCGTTCTTCTCGGATGGCATGGATCGTTTTTTCTCCTTTGTCCATGGTGGTGTAGTCGGAAAGGGCTTCATGGGTCTCGGGGGTGGCGGTCTGCATGTATTTCCCAGTCTCTACCTCTAAGGGCTTGCCGGTCTTGATGGCGTCATCCAATTCTTTAGCGGTGATCGTGCCATCTTCTACGAGCTTGTTTAAGGCATCGTGTGTCTTTTCATTTTCGGCCGCTGCGGAAGCGTCGATGTAAAGCGTGCCGGATCCGGTATGATCGAGCTGGTTCTGCAGTGTCTTCCGGTAGGTTTCCGGTGCTTTTTTGTAAAGAGACGATTCGGAGCGGAGATCCATGAGTTTCTGCAGCATGGATCTTTCGTTCTCACGTTTGAATTCGATAACGGCGTCTTTCATTTCGGAGAGGCCAGTGATTCTCTTCATGGCTCTATGGGCCCCCGCGCCTGCTAAAGCAGCACCGCCGATCGACATACCAACAACGGAAGGGACGGCTTCGATCATGGCGTCCAAGGCATTCCCCATCATTTCTCTCATGGGAATGGGTTCTTTCCCAAAGAGGCTGGTGTCCATATCCGCGGAAAGAGACTGCAGGCCTTCTTCTGCAATCTCTGGCGCTGCCACTTTGACAAACTGTTTCGCACCGTATCCGATGGCTTTAGCTCCTACGGCTTCTCTCCCTGCGCCGATCAGTTTCTTCATGGCGGCTTCGTTCTTGATGACGGCTTTGGCTGCGTCACTCCCCCATACTTTGGTGATGCCCTTGAGTGCGAGCTCCCATGCACCGGTTTCAATGGCTGCATTGATCCTTCCGACTCTCTTGGCATGGCCAATGGCCTGCTCTCGGGTATAAACAGATTTCCCGTTTTTATCCTTTTTGGTGCGCCAATCCCAATACGCCTGTCCAGCTTCTGCTCTATAGGTTCCGGTGAAGACGGAAGCAGTGCCTAATGCAATGAGCCCTGTCAGTGCGGCCGCTCCTGTGACAGCTGCTCCTGCCACGGCTCCTGTGGCTCCTACGGCACCCGCTGCAGATGCAGCGCCTAAGGTGGCGATCTGCGGCAGGTTTGTTTTGGTGGCAGCTAAGATAGGCTGCGCCAATGGGGCGATCGGAGCGATGATTTCTGCGGCGCCGCGCATGATCATATTCTTCTGCATGGAAAGCTGGGAGATGGTTTCCCCTACAATCTTGGCCACGTAGGAGTCCCCGATTTCTGCGTTATATGCTTTCTGCGCATTCATCAGTCCTGGAATGGCTTTCTCTACTTCTTCGTCGGAGATTTCACCGATGGAAGCTTTGTACATGAGCTCGCTCTGTGCGTCGAGCGCCTGCCCGGCTTCGTAGGCGGTGCCCGCAAAATGGGTGCCAGTGTCGTAGAGGTAGCCAATGATATTAGAAAGATCGGTGAGCTTGCTTTCCGGCATGGTATAAACCGCCGCGCCCTGCGCTGCTGCTTCTCGGTTCTTCAGAATGTTGGTATAGTCCTTCAGGGCAATGGTGGTGGCCACGGGGTCTTCCGTGTCGAGTTCCGGGTAGAGTTCATTCAAGATCTTGGCAGAAAATGGCTGGTTGTTCAGCGCGGCCGCATTCCTCTGTCTCTCATAGGTGGTGACAGCTGCCTTGTACATATCTGGATCGGAGGCAATCAGCTGAGGGGCAATGCCTAGTGCGCTTCCAAGTTTCTCAGACTGTTCGAGGCGGTTATCATCCGGTGCGCTGTTTCCGAAAAGGTTCTTGTATACGTCAGTGGATTTCACAAGGTCTTTGGCGGATTCCCACTGGGCTTCTACGGTGTCAGTGAAGCCGCCTAAGGGCAGGATCTCTCCATCCTTGACGGATTCCATATTATCCTTCTTGGCTTGCTGCTCTTCAGTCAGCTGAATGCCGCCAAACTCCGGTGTCGGTCTCACCTGGATGGGTGTATAGTCCTTTGGCTTAATCCCATGCAGCACGCTTCCTAAAATTTCTTCATCCATTGTGATTCCTCTCAAATATCGAATACGCTTAATTCTCCATTGGAAATCTGTCTCATCTGTTCATCAGATACCCACTTGGTCTCGCTCTTTCCGTTCCCGTAGTCTACGTCAATGTAGAAACCATTCGGGTTTCCATCTTCGTCTACGGCCTGTGAGATTTCTCTGATGTGATCGTTGTAGGCCTGTGCTTCGCTCATGGTTGGAGCTTCGTAGTCGTCCCCGAAAAGGTTTACACCGAAGATGTTAATCCCGCCGATTTTCGTTTTGCCGGTGCTGTCGAGACTCTCTTTCCCGATTACATCGTAGTAGATGGTACGGAGTTCGTCGTTATCAGGATCTCTCCCCTGCTCGTTTTTGAAATCCATGATTTCTCTCTTAATGAGCATTTTCGCTGTCGAGGTGACGGCGGAGGTATTGGTATAGCACATGGCCGCAATGGCAGCGTCATCGTCCGGGATCTTGACGGCAAAGGTTCCCACGCCGTTTCCGCAGTCGATGACATCTTTCCGAATCTTGGCGTCCTGCTCGGCAGTGAGGTAGACACCCTCTTCCTGCAGGTCTTTGATGGTGTTGTCGAGGTCTTCGATGGAATTGATTTTCGTCCCGATAAATCCTTCCAGTGCGTTGAACTGTTTCTCTTTGAGGCAGCCGCTGGTATCAAGACCTCTCCCTACATTGGCAGCTCTGTTCTGTGAATTTTCATAGGTTCTCTTCTGATTCATCAGACGGCCTAAGAGCGTGACGCCCGCCGAAGAGTCCTTCAGCAAGGGATCGTTGTTCACAATATCCGCGGCGTACTCATACGCCTGGCCGGGCGTGGAACCGTTCTGCTCCATTTCGAGGATTCCTTTGGTGATGTTCTGCACCTGGCTCTGGATGTAGGTTACTTGGCTCGAGCGGATCTCGGCGTACCGCTGCTTTAAGGCAGCGTCGCTCTTGTCCTGCAGCTCGGCTCGTTCTTCGTCTGACATGTCGTCCGCCGCTTCGCCCTTGGCCTCTGCCACGGATCCATAGCCAATGGGTTTGCCGAACCATTCATTCCATTCGTCCATGCTCCCGATGTGGATGCCGCCGGAAGAGTTTCTGGCCATGTACTGGCCGTTCCCTAAATAAATGCCGACGTGCTTTTCCCCGTCGATGAAATCCCCGGCCTGCGGCTCGTACCCGTCACCCGCCTTGTGATAGGCGTCTCCGAAGTCGGAACCGTGCGTGATTGTCCCGTCTGGGAAAAGGCCGGTCTTGGCGTAGACATCAGCGGTCCATGAATCGCACTGGATGGTGGGATCTTTGGTGACGCTTCCCATCCACTGATCGCCTTCGGTGTAGTTGTTTCTGGCAAATTCCGCGATCTGATTTCCCGTGACGCTACCTTTCCCTTGAGGGACCGGCGTCGGGTGGTCTTTCCTCCATGCATCCCGGAACTGTTCCCATGTCATGGTAGTGAGGTTCAGTCCGTTTCCTTTGACGTAGTCTTCGGCGCTGCTTTTAATTTCTCGCGTCATTTTCTTCTGAAGGAACTGGTCTTTGTAAGCCTTGAGTGTCGGTTCGTCTATCCCCTGTGATTTCATGTAGGCGATGGCGTTTAACCCTGCGCTGTAGTCGCCTGTAGTAAGGTAGGACTGCATGATGCTTTTGGCCTGCTCGTTCTTCAGAGAGTTCATTTTGACGCCAATGGCCGTGGGATCCATACTGAGTCCGGATAAGATAGCGGTGGTGTTCTTCTCCCAGCTCCCGAAGTTCGTGATGAGGGAGTCGGGGTCTTTGACGGACTGGTTCACCATGTTGCTGGTCATCAAGGAAATCTGATTTCCTGCGTAGTCTTCCATCTGCTTTCGCTGGTACTTGTCGATCATACGAAAGTTCGATGTCTGTGACTGTGCTCTCTGTTCCCCGAAAGCTCGGACGGCGTAATCAGAAGAGATACCATGATCCTGCAGGACCTGCTGATAAATCTTCTGTTCCTGGTCGGTGTAATCTTTCTGCAGGTTCTCGGCAGCTTTGCCCTGATGGGTATTGAAAAGGCCGGTGTTCTCATCATCCATAAGGGAATTGATGCGCTGCTCGTAGTCGTTCTTGGCGTCAAAGATTTTATCGTTCTGGTCTTTCAGCCATACTTTTTGATAAGCCCCTATACCGGCGCTCAGTGTGGCATTCAAGGCATTGGCCCCGGCTTGATTGGCTCCATAGGCATTCGGATGATCTACCGCCTGAATTTTCGCATTCATGGTATTTTTATTCACAGAGGGCGTGAATTGTGAAAGCTTCATAGATCCTCCTACCTAAGCCAGCTATAGGGGCTTTTCGTTCCTATAAATTTCTGCGGCTTGTACTTGGTGACGGCAAAGACTTGGTCTTCCATGGTTTCCGGCATGCCTGCTAGTGCGGATGGATGGTGAAGCTGTCCGGTGGTCTTGGAAGCTGTCCCTCCAAAGGTTTTGGAAACGCCATACATACTAATCGCTGTATTCAGAAGCGAAGAAATCCTGGCTGCTTTCGCTTGTTGTCTGGTGTTGTAGGCCGCCGCGTCTGCTTGTTTGGCCTGGTTCAAATAGTTAACCTGATTGATATAGGCGTTTTTGGTATCGTTTCTCTGATTCCCTAACAGGTTCATGGAGTCCGTTCGCCACTGGTCGATAGCAGCGGCATTGGCATCTAATACGCTTCCGCCGGATAGACCCGCAGATCCGGCTGCTGCGTTCTGCTGGCCTATCACCAGTTTTCTTCTCGCATCCAGTTCCTGCTGTTTCTGGGCATACTGGTCTGCGATCTGTTCTCTCTGTCGATCTTGAATGCCAGCATTCTGTCTTGCGGCATCCGCTTGCGCTGCATAGGCAGCGGCTTGTGCTTGATATTGGGCATTTTGCGAACGATAGGAGGTATATCCTTGCAGAGCCGTGAGGCCCATCATGGCTGCGGTTACACTACACATGGTCTTTTCTCCTTAGTTCAAAATATAGGAAAGGCTTTCCGTTGATGGTGACATTTCCTTCATAGAGGTCTACCCCCGGCACATTTTCGATATATCTTATGGCCGGGATATTTTCTTTTGAAATGAAATTTCCTAGTTTTCCATATTTCCGGACGACTTCTTGAATAAAGCTATACCCAATACAGACCAGAGCTTTCCTATGATTCTTTACGGATTGTGTGCCCAGACACCACACCGCATTCCCTGCTACGCCAAAGACGCATAGCAGGGTCCCTTTATATCTGGCTTCGTAGACTTCTTTCGAGTCTTCGATAGATGTTGCCACTGCAGCTTCGGGTGGAATGCCAATTATTTCACATTCTTTTTTATCTTCTTCTCTTATATCCACGGCCATTTCATGACCATAGCATGCTGCGTGGGCCTTGTGAACAGGCGTGATTTTCACTCTGTATTTACTTCTAATCATTGATAACTACCTCTCGGACCAAGGCTGCCAGATTGAATGGATATGGCTCATCAGACTGAATGAGTACTCTTCCATTCTTTTCTACGCCTCTATTAGGGATTGTGATTTCTTTATCTCCGGTGTACAGGGTAATCTCTTGGTCTGATAATTCTTCGTACTTGATGGCGTCCATGGGACCCACGCCATTCCCGATTTTCCCGCCCAAGGAGTTTAGCAGACGTAAGGAAGCGCTTCTTACGTTTTTGTTTCTCCCTTGCAGTGTTCCGTTCGGTGTGTTGATTTCCAGGTTAGGAAGTTCCAATTTCATGGTATAGGGAAGGCCGATGATCATGTAGGACACTTTGGTCGGCAGGGTGATGATGCCATTTTCATCAATTTCCACATCAGAAAAGCATTTTCCGTCGGCTAGGACAGTGACTTTCCCGGATAGCCATTTCACTTCTTGGCTGTCTTCCGGAGATGTAAAGGTAAAGACTTTGGCACAGTCAAGCATGATATAGTCTTTGGGGTTGCTTGTCTCTGCGTTCATGGTTAGCTTTTCGATGTATGTTTTCCCTTGTCTCTGCACAGCGGTGTATACATCGTCTTCTGTATCGTCGGCAACGCTGCATACTGACAAGTAGGCTCCGTCTGTTTTGATGTGGCTCCATGCGTAGACTTTCTGCTCTTTGATATAGGAGAGGCAAAGCATGGCTCCGTCACTTCTGACGAAGTAGAGCCTGGAGTCCGGATCCTGCATATAGGCAATATCAGTGATGCGCATTCCTCGAAGCAGGTTTTTGGCCAGCAGGGTTATGTCCATGCCGTCGTAGGAGTCTGTTTCAAAGGAGTAGGCCATATCTCGTACGGTTTGTGCGCGGCGCTGGATGTATATGAGGCGTCCGCCAATGGACATCGGTTCTACATCGCTGCACCCTCTAAAGGTCTGGGCTTTCGGTGTGCACTTGGTGGGTGTTACCGTGTCTCCGCCGGAAATGGTCCATTCATTGGCATCGGTGAGTACATAGAGATCGTTTGCCGGGCAAAGGTGCTTGATTTCCGCTTGTTCTCTGGAGATGAAAGATAAAGCGATGGCGCTATCGTCTGTTATGGTGCCTGACGCTTTTTCTACAGAGAAGTTGTTATAGTCTCCGGTTTTACTCATCCATACGACGTAGGGTTGATAAGAGGTCCCTCCAAAGACTAATCGGTCTTGGAAGAAGGCGACTGTTCTTGGATAGCCGAATTTGTTATTCCAAGCCCCATAGCAATAGGCATCTATTTTCCCCGCTTTCCCCAAGTTTTGTTTAACTAAACAGGTGGCTTGGGTTGCAGAATTGACGGATTCAATGACTACCATCCCATCCTTTGTGTAGGCATTGGCGGTTAGATCGGCACGCCCGGCCGTGGCTACGATGCGAAGTCGGACGTTATCTTCTATGTTTTCAGTACCGGATTCGGAAATATTATTATCGTCATTAGAGCGATAGGTTCTATAGTTTTTCCATTCGCCGCCATTGACAGAACGCTGAATGGTGATGGTTCCGGTCCATGTCCCGTGAGTGATGATCTTCCAGCTGCTTCCTACTGCAATCGCATCGGTTGTCTGGTTTCCGTTAGACTGTACGTCCTGGGATGGAATGTCTTGGGAAAGTTTCATCCACATCCCTTCCATATCCTTGGTAAAAAACGATTTCCCGGCGGTTATGGTCATCCTTCCGGATATACCTGAGGCGGTCAGTTCAATATCTGCCAGGCTTTTCAGTTTCACCCATCCAGGATTTCCCGTTCCATAGGTTCCTTGTCCGCCATTGCCGTAGGATATGCCTGCTGCCCCTTCATGGCCGCTCCATATTCTGTAATATTTATGAGGCCTTCCCGTTACTTTTCTTTGACTTGTAAAAGTTCCGGGCTGCCCTCCTCCACCGCCTTTGGCACTTATGATGTTTCCAAAGGAGGAGCTCTCTCCGTCGTTCCCCGGATTTGCTTTTGTCCCGCCATTTCCTACGGTGATGTTGTAAACAGTATTGGCCTCCAAATAAACGGTTTTGGTCAGAAGCTCTCCATTGCCCCCCTTCCCGCCTTGGGCGGTTACGTAGTTGTCACTTTCATTGTATCCGGTTTGTCTCTTATGACTTAGATCTTCGCACCCGCCGCCACCGGCTCCGGCTACGGTAATCAGATAGTCACCGCTTTCCCCGCATGGCCATGAATAGGTTCCGGCTTTATCCCAGGTCTCATCAGCTACATAATTTTCAACCTGTGCGGTTGCATCAAAATACGGACGGGATATTTCCATTTCTTCAAATCGCCAATCGTTATCTGCATAGTGTTTCAGCTGCATCACCGGATGGGTGCCGGATGCGATATACAGGATATCTGCGCTTTGGGCTGTCCTTAGCTTTGACAGCTCACTAGCAGCGTAAGGGGTTGTTACTTCCTGCCCGGTGAAGACTCCATCTTTCCAGATACGGATGTATTTGTCTCCGACTTCCAGTAGAAACCCTGCGTTGGCTTTGCTTTTAAACTCGATGAGTTTGACACTCGCGCTTTTAGCATAGCCGCAAAATAAAGAGCCGGTCCGTTTGTACACAGCTCCATATGGGCGGATATACGCATTTTCAGCGTTCAATAAAGCAGATTGGTATTTATCCAGGTCTACCCGATTGGCTACTTCAGGAGAGATTTCTCCCGTTGTGAAAGAGGACTGTATGACATAGATGGTTTCTCTTGGCATGATTACCACCTCGCTGTCAGGTAATGATTGGGGTAGGATGGCTTATGCTCATCCTGGATGGCGCTGGTGTATTTAGCCAATGCGATGGCGCTCTGTGCCAACTGGAAATTTGCCTGCTGCATTTGCATGGATGCACAAAGGGGATACGATAGGGCAGCCGCCAGGCTATAGGCCAGTACCTGTACAAAGGATGGCGGGAAGACGTCTGCGTTTTCGATATCCATAGTAAATTCGCAATAAGCGTCTTTGATATTCGTGCAGATGGCTTTCTGTGATTCGTTTACAGAAAGGGTCGTATATGTCGGTTCGCCGTTGTCTTTTTCTTCTGCAAATTCTTCATCATAAATTTTTCGGATAACCAAAGCTTTCGCCGGATAGGCGTAGGTATAGTTCCACCCCATGGTATTGACATCCAGCAGGGCCAGTTTGGCGTTTCTGTGGGCAAATTCCCATGGATACATAGACAAGAGGTTCTGTCTTGTCAGGTTGTAGTATAGTTTGCAGTTTCTGGCAGCTTCGGATTCTTCTGTCATGGATACGATGCGCCCTTGTCCAATGGCTCCCAAAGCAATGTTGCAGATTTCGGTTGCGTTCATGGTGTCCTCCTTTTGGTTCTTCTACTCCGCATAGCAACAAGAGGGTTGTTATCATGCGGCGTGGAAGAACCCACGCCTGTTTCAGCAATACTGTTTCACCAGTTGAATGAGTTCCTCTCTAGTGGCGTTGTCGCTGTATTCGATGCCCGCTTCATAGAGTCTGGCTCGAAGTTCGTTCATAGAGAGCTCTTCCGTTTTTCTGTCGTCCATCATGTGAGATCTACATCAACGACTAAAGCAGCCGTCAGGACACCGGTAGCCGCTCCTGTGACGCTCAGCTTGAGGTATTTTTTCATACCATGCGGGATTTTCACGGACGCTTTGGAGCCTTCGTCTTTAGAGACGGTGAGAGATCCTAATGTTTTAGGACTTCCCATAGCCGCATCGTCATCGGTAGAGAGCGTGACGGTGGCATCTTTGTCCAATGCACTATTGACGGTCACTGCCAGAAAGAGCGGATCATAGGCATCGCCTCCGCCGGAATTGGCTACCACATCGCTAGTCGTTCCGGTCGAAAGGTCTTTCTTCCACATGAATGTGTTTTCTGCATCGTAAATCATTATTTTGCCTCCTTGATAACTGCTTCTTCGTCAGTGATGGCCTGCTCTTCCAGTACGCGGATCCCGTTCACATAGTATTCCGGCATGCCGTCCATGGCTTCTTTTCTGGTGATGTACACATTGGCCTTGTCGTTGTAGTACAGGTTTAAGAGTGTCATCATGAATGGAGATACGTACCATGCCGCATTGACGTTCATGAAGTGTCTGATGCGGTGCTGGGCGATAATCATCTTGTCTACGATGGCTTTCTTCTGCTCGGCAGTAGCCGATTCCAGCGCCAGCGTGGCGGTATCAATGTTTCTGACTGCCGCCAGCATTCTTGGATCGTGAACAGCCAAACCCGGTTCCCATCCGTAAATGGTGAGAAGCGCTTCATACTGCTTGCCGTCCGGATCGGATACCATGATTTCCCCCTTGTCGGTGCGAGAGAATCCGGCTGCAGAGTTCTTTGGATAGATCCCGGTCACTGCCTGATCGCCAAAGCATACCAGGTAGGCGGATGTCTGCTTCTTTACGGTAGTACCGCCGCCATTGATGACCTGATAGGAAGAGTCTCCGATTTTCCCGCCGTAGGAAGCAAGGCGAGTGGCGATACCGTTGAACTCATCCGGGTTTTTATCGGCGTTGCCGTAGAAAAGCATGTCGCATACCTGCTGTGTCATGCCCATAACCATAGCGCGGTCTTCGGACATTCTGTAGGCCATGGGATCGTTCTGCAATTTCAGCAGTTTTTTATCAATCTGAGAGTGGCCTTCAATCATGGCACAGGTATCTGTGATCTGGCGTGTGGTGGATTTGGAGTTTCCTACACCACGGTTAATGCGGCGAATCTCCCCTCTGGGAAGGCTGGTGCGCTGGGTGGTGCGATTGCCCGTCGGAAGGTTCCCCTGGATCCATTTAATCTGGTCCATAATCGGGTCTGCCCGCTGTACCAATTCGATGATGTTGTCAATGTTTCCATCCACGTTCTGTCTTTTGCGGATGTCGTTAAATGTAAGAGAAAGGTCTCCTAATGCCATTGTTTTTTCTCCTTATCGCTTATAAATTGTCCCAATTGGTGTTGGGATATGGGTTGTTTTCTCCGTTCCCTTTGTCGTTCCCGCCGACGCCGGGATCTTCTTTTAGCATGGTGCCCACTTTTGCCAGCACCTGCAGTACGGCTTTGTTGTTACCTACACCGCCTTTATTCAAGGCTTCCACAAATCCCGGATATTTTCGCTCTAACGAGTTGACTGCCAGGCTGACATTTTTCATAGCGTCGTCAAACTTGGCGCCAAAGAAGGCTTTGGATTCTTCTGCTTCTTTTTCATAAGCGGCTTGCTGGGTCTTTTGGACACGGTCCATGATTTCCTGCTGCCATTTAAAGCCGTAAGCGGCCAGCTGGTTGGCTTGGTCGTTATTCAGATTCATTCCTCTGCAAATGTCTCCAAAGGCGTTGCTGGTATTTTCATCCAGTTCGTATCCTTCCGGAAGGCTTCCTGTGAAGTCATAGTTAACGGTACCGGCTTCCTGTTCCAGTCCGGCCGCCTGTTCCACCAGGGAAGCGGGCTGCGGTGTATCCGGCTTCGGATGATCCCCTGATCCCTCCTGTGTTGCAGGGGCGGGTGGTGCTGGTTCGTTCTGTGGTTCCGGTTCAGCAAATGTCTGGAGGTCAAATTTCAATGTGTTCGTGTGTTCGTTCATTGTGGTTTTTCCTTAGTTCATCAGCTGAAGCAGGAAGAAGGCGGCTCCAAAAAATACCAGTACAAACAGAATCGCTTTTTTGATTTCATTCTTTGTCTTCTGTGTCATAAATTCTTTTCTGCTCCATTTGAAAATTGATATATTCTTTTTCGGCTTTCTGCCGCAAGGTGACGGCTTCAATGCCTAGAAGTTCTACCAGGGTCTCGTTAATAGTGATTCCTACTTCTCGCATGCCTTCGTTTCTAAAGGTCCATGAGTTTCCCGTGAATGTCCTGGCTCTATAGCCGGTCATTTCCAAGATTCTTTCCAGTACCCATCGCCCCTCTTTGGTGCTGAGTACTTTTTTCCAGGCAATTTTGTCTCTTTCTTTGAGTTCTTCTTCTATGCGCTTTTGCCATAGAAGGTCGGTATCCTCAGGGTTTGTGATGACTTTTTTCATACGCTGCTCAATCCGGGCGAGTTGATTCCCATCAGGGTTTGCAGAGCCGGGTTCCCGTCATTAGCGGCGTCAGTCAGGTTCTTGGCGGCCTGGGCTGCCGGTGCTACAGTCTGGGCCATCGCTTGTGCCTGGGCAAGCTGTTCCTGCTGTGCTTGGATTCTCTGTTCTTCTTCCATCATGGCCTGTACTTCTTCTGTGGATCTTTGCATTTTCCCCGGCGCTCCTAAGAGTTCGAAGTATTCGGAAACGGTTCCGATAGGGTCTACTTTCTTAATAACATCCGGCCATACCTGGGCCATCTGTCCGGTAAAGGCAATGGCTTGTTCGATATTTACGAGTCCGCTCATTTTCTGGGCCTGTGCCAGTGGGGAGACGTATTCGATTTTGATTTCTTCGTTCTGCAGTCTTTCTGCTACTTCGTCAGGGATGGGATCAAAGGCCCCCATTCTTTCTAGAATGTTGTAGGTTCTTTCGATCAGCGGGGAAAGAAATTCATCTTGCAGCCGTTCGACTACCGGACCTAGCTGCTGGAGTTTTTCCTGTTGCAAAGCCATGACTTCTCTCGCTGTTTTCTGGGGCTCGTCCACGCTGCTGGAGAGCATTAAGAAGAGGTCTGCAGAGTAGATGCGTTTGATGGCATCTTCCGTGTTTTGGATTTCCTGTGCCAGCCACTGCGGGTTTGTGGGGGCTGTGAACAGCGGTCGGATCTGGTTTTGCCCATTGATGGACTCTTTGGTGTATCCGCCGGGAATGAGGTTAATCCTATGGACTTCCGGAGGGCCAACCATAGGCGGCTTTACCATGATTTCTACGGCTTGCAGGAAGTCTTTTCTATACACTTGCAGAGCTTTGGAGTGCCCTTCTGCGTACCATCCCGGACCAAAGCCGTAGGCATTCTGCCCCGTAACTTGGTATCTGGCTACGGGAACCGGGAATTCTTCGAAGCCGCCGGAGTATAAATAGTCCCTTTCTCCTTCCATCCAATACAAGGATGTATATGGCATGTTTTTATTGCCTGGCATCCCCGGGATTCTTCCATCATTGGGCATGACCAGCCAGATGATTTTCATTTGCCTGGTATATTTGCCGCCGCTCTTTAGGGCGTCTTTCACTTTGTCCGGCAGGTTTTTGTCGCCAAATTGTTCCATGATCTGAACCGGTGTCATGGTGAATTTCCGGCAAAAGGTGTTTACTCTCCCGCCCGGCCCGGTGCCTATGTAGTAGGTCCCGATGGTATAGTTCTGAAATCGGATCCCTGTTTCCATAGATGGAAATACGCCCAATGGCGCTTGGCCAAATGGCAGCTCCATGTAGCAGTTGTGGATGCAGTTGTAGAAGTTGGATTTATGCAGGTAGTGTTCCACGATTTTTTGGCGCTGGTCCAAAATCTGCATGGCTTCTATGTCCTCTTCTGCTTCGGCTCTTGAAAATCCCATCTTGAACCATTGTCTGGATGGCGGTGTCAGCCCGCTCATGACACCGGCTCCAAAGGCTATATCGCTCATCCAGGCGATGCTGTCTATCATCTTCCCGTCACGGCGGCGCCCTCGATCTGTTACATCGGCGGTATCGCCAAATTCTCCCAGGTAGGGAAGTTGAAAGTCTCTGATGTCTTTCCATCTTTTTTCCCAGTTTTTTCTTTCTGTTTCCAGTGCCCCTACGCGGGTGGCGGCCGTTTCTCGTGGTATGGTCTTGATGGCACCGTCTGCAGGGATATATTCAGGGGTGAAGGTGGAGGCTGCCAGACTATCCAAGGGTATTCTTTCCTTGCGTCTGTGTCGCCAGGGTGGTGGCCGCGTAGCCCTGGCGGAGTCTTTTCTTTCTGGCTGCTTCCGCATCGGAGGTGGTATCCGCGTTCATATCGCCGGAGGTCACGTTTATTACTGCCGGGTCTACTTTCTGAATTTCCGGTACTCTTGCTTTTCCGCCAAAAATGGATCCGCACATGTGTATCTCTCCTTTCAATCAAATGGGTTGTAGTTGGTATTGACTATGTCTTCTGTTTGCTGAATGATCGGAAGGGCGAAGGTCAAAGCCAGTGCGTCGGCATCATTCGGTGATGGGACGCCGGCTTTCTTCATTTCGTCCTTTGATTTCAGCTGAATGCGGCCGTCCATGGTGGGTTTGATTTCTACATGGGTGAGGTCGTCTATCAGCACTTGGTCGGATTCTATGACGCCGCCGGTCTGGAACCATTTCTTCATGGCGTACCACATGTAAGCACGCATGTTGACGCAGGCAGGATCGGGAGAGGAGCCCGCAAAGGAAATAAGATTCCAAGCTCTCCCCATGGTAGTGCCAGCGGAGTAGATGCCGGTCCCGTATCCTAAATCGATGTTGACGGCTGCTGCGTGATACTGATCTTCGAAACGGGCGATCATGTTGGCTATGGTCATGTCGTTTGTGTTCTTGAGGATCCTTGCCAGTTTCTTGGTGTAGAGTCCCTGACGTAGGTAGATGGAGGTGGCATCGCCGCCGGACCATGCGGGGTCTACGCCTATGACACAGGGGGCGAATTTGTATTGCCCTTCATGCAGGTTCCTTTGCGCTGCTTTCTTGACTAGGCCTAATGGGATGAACTGCAGGTCTGAAGCGTCCGGGAAGTCTCCGGTGACTCGGACTTTGAAGAAGTCGCTGTCTGCTCCATAGGCCTCTTCCCACTGGGAGATCTTTGTCTTGTCTGAAAATCTGACGGATCTGGAATCTACCTGCATGGTGTGCCAGTATGGACGGAATTTATGGAAGCAGTCGTAGAATCTTCCAGTGTTTCGTGTCGGGTTCCCGAAGGCGCACCAAAGTCTTTCTGTGTTGGCGTCGTTTAGCGCACCTTCCGCGACTTCCCAAATCTTATCGTCAATGGCAGAGGCTTCGTCGAAGATGAGGATGGTCCTGTTTCCTTGATTGTGAAGGCCTGCGAAGGCTTCCGGGTTGGCCACGGACCACGGGATGGCGTCGATACGCCAGTTCTTTTCTTTGCCGTCTTCGGCTGCGAAGATGGAGGTGGCGGTGACTTTGAATAAATCTCTTGCAAGGAACATGGCATGCCACTTCATGAGTTCCGGCCATGTCTTTGTAAGGAGCTGCGTCTCGGTGTTGGCGGTGACGACGCCGCGGGTATTCTCGTGGGTGGAGATCGCCCATAGGATCAGCCAGGATACCAAAGCAGATTTCCCAATGCCGTGGCCTGATGCGACAGCTTCCTGGATGACTTTGTCTGGGGATACGTTTTCGCCTATATGGCCCAGTATTTCCTTCTGCCAGGCTTCGGGGCCGTCCTGATGGGTAAGGAGTCCTTCACCCCATGGGAAAGCCCAGTAGACGAAACTGAGGGGGTCTTTCGCCAGTCCGGCAAGGTCACTTACTATTTCGGTGTTCATTCACTCGTTCCCTCGCTTTCTTCAGCGCGTCTGTCATGCCTACGTTCCCGGAGAGCTCGACTTCCTGCTTATCTCTCCAGTCTTTCGGTTTCCGGTTCTTCAGCCAGAAGATCCCGGCCGTTGTATCCGGGGGCAGCTCTCTTTCCACTATTCTCTCTGTTTCTGTGACTGTGCCGTCCGGGTTTTTGATTTTGGAGATGACTTTCTCCTTGACGGTACAGCCGGTCGCTTTTTTGTAGAGGGCATTCTCTACCCGGATATCGGCTATTGCCTTATTAGTATTTAGGGTGGCCGATATGGCCGGGATCTTTTTCTTCCATTCCTTCAGGGTGGAGCGGGAAATGCCAATGTTGTGCGCTATGTCTTCGTCGGTCAGCCCGTCACGTGCCCACGCGCCTAAAATCAAGAGATGATTCGGCTCTATCCACTTCTCCCATTTCCCTTTGGCCATACTCTCACCCCCCTAAAAACGCAAAAAGGAGCCGGTATCTTTTTGCGTTGCCCGCGAGATATATGCGGGTAAAAGGTACCGGCTCCTTACGGATGCCGAAAATCTGCTGGAGATTTCATAACTATCTTACGGTGGTTTGGAAGAATTGTCAAATTCTTCATCGTGGAAGTGTGTCACAATGCGCTTCATGGATATGTGCCTGCCCTGGCAGCGCATGAAGTATCTCACGAGGATCCCACGTTCTCCTGCTTCGAAGACTAGCGTCTTGCCCTGGCGTCTTTTGCGTAGTGATCTCTTCTTCACCGTTTCCGGAATATTCAGTTTATTGAAATCTTTCCTTGCCAGGGCTTCCGCTCGCTCTTCGATGGTCATCTCTCGATTTCTTCTGCCTCCCATCCTTTGATTTTGACTCCGGCTTCGTCCTTAAGCAGCTTGGCAAGCTCCTCTAAGCCGACGTATCCCTCTTCATAGCACTTATACTCTTCCATGCAAAGGTCTACGAACTTTTCCACTCTGCCATCTTTCTTCATCAGGCTTCCGAACTTGTCATGGATGACCATAGCCGGAATAGCAAGCATCAAGTTAAAGGCAAACTCGCAGCCTTTCTTGGTGGCTTCTTGTTTCATTGCATTGACGTCTGACTGTTTGATGGAAACCATGGGATCCTTCTTTTTGACGCCTAGCCTTCTTCTTTCCTGCCTATTCACTTTGATCCCCCTCGAATACTTACCACTTATGGATTTTCTTCAATCATTCTTCTTTACCTAAAATGGTATGTCTTCCTGCGGCCCTTTCGCAGGGAACATGCTCTCTTCTCGCTGCTCCGGTTTGGAAGGGCCGAACTGGTTGAACCCGCCGGAATTGTTTCCATAGCCATTGGAAGCGCCGCCGGATCCATTGCTATATCCACCGGAATAGCTTCCTCCGGATGACGCCTTGCCCTCTCCCCATTTCGGATCAGCTACGATGTCTGCTACGACTTCCATGATCCAGTGCCTCTGGCCGCTGTCGTCATCGTAGGATCTGGTGTTCAGGCTGCCATGGACGTAGACGAAGGTTCCTTTCTTACAGAAGTTGGCCACTCTTTCCGCGATGGCTCCCCAGGCAACGACATTGATCCATGCGGTCTGTTCTTTCTGTTCACCATTCTGCGTAACATAGAGGCGACTGGAGGCGACGGTAAATGTGGCAACGGCTCTCCCTGTCTTAGTGGATCTGACGACGGGGTCTCTTGCGAGGTTCCCGGATATTTCTACGCTGTTCAATTCTTTCTCCTTTCAATTCAATCCAATTCAATTTAATTCAATTTAATTCAATTCGCGGAAAATCGAAAAAAATCTATCATTCTTCATTTGCCCGCTCATCGCTTGGCTCCTGCTCACCATCCTGGCTCGTTTTAAAAAGGTTTTGTTCTCTCCGCTCGCCGCTGATGTAAAGCGCCGCTTCATCATAGATTTTCTTCATGATGCGGAGTACGTTGTCAGTCGGCGTAATGTCTTCGATCGTGCTGAACCGCTGCGTGGTAGGGCTGCCTTTGAGGTAGAACCGCCCGCCCAGCCGCACTCCTTTCAGCGCCCCGGATTTCTTATCCCGCTTCGGTACTACTTTGTCCACCGCGAAAATGGCCTGTGCCGGTTTCTCGGGTCTATAGTCCCCTGCCATGTCGGTATAGTAAAGGCTCATCGCCGCCATAGCAGTTCTAAATTCTTCTCTCGGCTGCTCTTCACACGTGAACGTTTTCACACCATCCGCATCGACATAACTGATGGAAACACTGCTGTTATTCAGCTGGATACTTTGGAATTGGATTTCTCCCGCCCACAGGTTTCTGCCCTCTTTACTCTCGAGCAGGTTTTGAACTTGGTTTCTTAAGCGCTTGTCTAGCTCTCTCGGATTCTCTTCTTCTGTCATTCTGCTTTCTTTCTTCGGCTTCTTTGCATACTTGTTCTCGGAAGTATCCGCTATGCAGGCTGAGATACCACCCGGTCCAAAATTCGATCTCAATTTTCCGTCTTTGATTGATGGGTTCTCTCTTGCACCAGTAGAGATGGTGCTGCGAGTGGTCTTTCCTTTTGGTTTCAAGTTTCTTGGCTTTGAAGGCTTTCCTTGTCCCCCGGAATGCTCCGGCTACGATTCTTTGAATGATCATGCGTGCATCGTGCTTTCTCATTCGATCCCCCATGTGACTCCCTTTTTCATGCATGTTTTGCAATATTTTTCTCCTCCTTTCGCCCGGAAGATGGCACCGCACCCGGCGCAGACCTTCCCTCTTTTTATTTTCTTCGCGAGCTTGATCTCTCCCCCTAGGATCTCTTCCCGTTCTTTATTGAGCTGCTGTCTGACTGCTTTTATTTTTTTACCGGCCTCTTTGGCTTTCTTCGCCCGGCACTCATCGCTGCAGATCCGCTCACAATGTTTCTGCTTAAATTTCTTCCCGCAGACGGGGCAGACAAGGATGGGGCGTTCTTCGTTTTCCATCCTTTCCCAGTATTTCCGAACAGTCTCTTTTCTATTCGACTCTTTCTGGCACTTGGCGGAACAGTACACTTTGCGAGGATCCTTTGAGGTGAAGGCTGCGCCGCACCCGGCGCAAATTTTCTGCAGGGACTTTGCTTTCTCTGCGAGCTCTTTCTTCCTTTTGGCTGCCTGCGCTTTGGTCATCAGCATGGCGACTGGAAAGAAGCCGGTGTCGTCGTGGCTGTAGTTCTCGGCATCTGTATGACGCTTTGCGCTGACGCCATTGATATAGGCTCTTGTCACGATCCATTTCACCGGGACGCCGGATGAATTCTGAACGTACACTTCAGGTTTTCTGGCGCGTAAAAAGGCTGTATATTCTTCCCCTGTCATAATAGATCCCTCTTTTCTCTTCGGATGAGGCTCCCTAAGCTCATGCCGCCGGACATGCCGATTTCACCTTTTCTATGCTTGTTGCTCTTGGAGGTGTTGTGCTTCCAGTATTTCTTCTCGCAGAGACTGCAGCAGAAGACGGTCCTCTTATCTGTTCTTTCCCAGACGAGGACTTCATGCCCGCACTCTTTGCAGGAAAAGGCGCGGATGATCGACACGCCCTTGGGTGGATCCGGATGCTTGATTTCTTTTGCTTTTCTGTTGTGCCTTTTGCAGCACCTGTAGGAGCAATACTTCTGGCCTGTACTGCCGACAAATGATTTCCCGCACTCGGGACAGATCTTACTCATTTTTTCTCCCTCGCTTTTTCTTCTTGGGGATTTCTACATACCTTGCGATCTGCAGCGGATACCCCCAGCCTGTGAAGGTATTCATGACGTCTGCCAGAGCATATCCCTTTTTCGCCGTCGGTCTTTCTCTCCATTTCTTGGACTGGATCGTCTGATAGCGGACTTCTGGCTTCTTGAGGTTCCTCGAAGCGACGTATCTCACTTTCTGCTTTCCTTCCCTTACAGTGATATTTGACTCTTTCGTGAAGTAAGCGGAAAGTTTCTTGGCGTCCCTTTCTTCTCCCTGATATTCGATGATGTCATAGGCGCTTAGTTTGGAGTGCCCCCATGCATTTCGAAGCTCCTGCTGTTCCAGGACTTTGTTTACAAGAATGTGATGATGAATTCTTTTCCCCTTGTATTCCGTGGTGTAGATATAGCGTAGTTCCTGTCCGGCTTTCTGGTAGCGT